ATTAAATATATTTTTAAATTAATAGTCGTAAATGGACTTTCTTGATATTGGTTTTCTTCCTGCTCATAATTGAACATCAATAAAGGCATAGTAGCATTAACTAAATCATTAACATCAAACAGTGTTTCAATTTCAGAATAACTCAACCCTACATTAGTAGCCTTTGTTCTTATCCAATTTCTAAGAAAAATTAAATCCATTTACTGCATTTTAGATAGTTTTTCAACTAACTCTTTTTTCTTCCCCGCAGAAGATATACCCTCTGCTTTTGCTATTTCTCTTAATTCTTTAATACTTAATTTATCATACTGTTTAGATAAATCTGTTTTTTTAGTCGTATTTAAAAACAACCGTTCAAAATCTGCTCTCGGTAAAAAACCGCCAGCCTTTACATATTCTTTGTAATTTAATTCAATTTCTTTTGTTACACCAAATTTTTTTAATAAATCTTTCATAATATAATTATTTTGTTTACAATTTCAGGATAATCTTCTACGTCTTCATCCCTACTTATTAATAATGTTTTTATTTGCTCTTTATAAGCATTTGCAATTGATTGAGCGTTTCTTTTACTTGCCTCTACGTTACTCGGTTGCTCATTACTTCCGTTTGCCGTCATTGTTGCCTTTGTTCCTGTTTTGTTTTGATTATCAGGTATTAGATAGGCTTTAACCGCAAATGATACATAAGGTTTTACTAAATCAAATAATTCAGTGTCATTCGCTGGGTCTGCATCTATATTATCAAAATTAGTAGCACCAATTAAAGGTAGTAATTGTGTAATCTCTACTGCCTTAACTATACTATCCCTTATAATTGCAAGGTCTGTATTAGTTTGGAATGCTTCCTCTCGTATCTGTTCTTTCGTTACTATCATTATTCTAAGAATTTTTCCGCTTCTTCTTCTTGTAAGTTAAAACCAACTACTAGTGTTTGAATTGCAGCATTTCTACTAATTAAATCTTCATTATAAGCCTTTACAACTTCTACCATTGAAGATACTTGAGCACCATTTAATGCTATTCTTTGCGCTGTTGTTTCGCCCTCGCTATATCCCATCAACTCACGCTTCTCATTTTCGGTTAATATTTCGTTAATATTGATTTCAGATGCATAACTAAAAGGACTTGAATTATTAAAAGAAAATTCAACCTCTATTTCTAATGCTTTGAATATTGCCTCTGTAATTATATGCTGTTCATTTGTTATTAATCGTTCTGCTAATTCCCACTCGTTTTTTAATTGTTGGTTGTTGCCTAAACTTCCAGCACTTTCTAACCCTGCTAAACTTCTGAACCAACTACAAGCCTTTACAATGTTATTTTCTACTAACTTTTGCAGGTTTAAATAACTACCCTTTTTTTGAATTGGATAGGTTACATATTCAGGCTTATCTACATCGCCACTCTTTGGAACTATTAAAGACTTTCCAGCTCTTTGACCGCTTGTGCCTTTTATTTGTCTTTCTAGTTTTCGTTTTATTTTATCAAGTTCTGTATCGTCAGTAACGTGCCCAAAATCAAACATTAAAATACTTGATAATGTAACCCCATTCTCAAAAGTTGATGCGTTATATTGACCTATTAAACTTTCAACTTGTGCATCATAGATTGCACCACTCCATTCAGGTAGTGGATAGTCTTTTGAACTTGGTGCGTAATTTTTAACCTCTATAACTCGTCTTTGAATGCCATCTTCATCTTCCATATATTCAGGATAAAGCGAATATTCAACTGGCTTATTTTTTGGTAAACTTGTATCGTTCCAATCTTCTGACACCCAAACATATTCAGGCTGCTCTAAGTTCTTATCATAAGCGTAAGCAACTTTAGATGCGTCTAAATGATATAAAAATCTTTCGCCTTTGTTTAATACTTCTAATATAAAACCATAACCAAAAGTAAACCTATCAATTGCTACACGTTTCAATAACTCATAATAATTGTAGTCAGCATTCAAGTCATTCATTAACTTTTCAACTACACTATCGTCAGTTATAATGTCGCCATAACTAACGTAATTAGCTTTACTATTTATAACACTTTTTAGAGTTGAACTTCCATTAACAATGTCTTGTAAAAAATAAGGGAAGTTGTTATCACTTCCCCTATTGATTATCTTTGCACCGCCTTTTGAACCTTGTCGGCTCTTTGTGGCTGTTAATGGTAACTCTTGAATTTTGTTATCAATAGCGAAAGTTTTAGTCTTTCCCTTTTGATTTCTTTTCATTCGGTTTTCCTTCAATTAATTTTACCAATCCTTTGTAAGTTAGTGATAATTTCTTTACAATTTCAGCACTTACTTTTCTAGTGTCAATAGTACCGTAACCGTTTACACCTACTATCTTATCCTTAAATTCCTTTTTATATTGAACCATAATTAAACGCTTGTTGCTGCTATTAATTCTGCTAATATAGCCGGTACAGTAGTTGCACTTGCACCGCTAATTTCAGTTAAAACTCTCAAGTATTCTTGATGTTCAGCCATTAATGTCATCGTGAATAGATTTTCATCATCTTTAGCCACACCCGAAGTGCTTTCAGTTGTATCGTGTGATGCAAAGGCTTCAAAACCTGCTTTAGCATCCCAACCAACTACTAGTAACCTTTCATCGTCATACAATTCAGCTACTAAAATACTTTCGCAACTATCTTTAATTGCTTGTAATTGTCCTCTTTGTACTGCATCAGGATTTGGTACTGAAAAAATAACATTTACAGAGTTCATTAATTCCGCTGTTTCTGTTATTTCGCATTGATTTCTTTTAAATTCAACCTTTCCAAACCCATCACCTGAATTTACAAATACTATGTTTGTTATATCGTGGTCGGTTGCACCTGCAACCATTGAAGAAATACCGCTTGTTTTAATAGCGTATAAGGCTTTGACACCCCCTATCTTCTTACAGTTTAATCCTGTTGCTTTTGTTAATGGTAAACTTGGCATTATATCTTTATTTTATAAGTTAATAATAAGGGGGGTCACCCCCCCCTTTCCTTTATGCTGGTCTGAAATAAACAATGTCAGAACCATTTGTATAATTTACATCAAAAGCATAATCTAATCTGTATCTAATGTATCTGCTTAAATCACTTTCAAACATATCTTTAATCGCAAATTGATTAAACTCAGCCTCTAATGCTGTTCCTAAATGTAAATTCCCAACTTTAGTTGCTATAATGTTATGGTCTTTTATGTATGGTAAAATTGCCATTTTCTTTCCTAAGAAATCCAACTCTTTTTGACCTATAAAGAATGAACCATTACCATTTGCAACTTGACTTTGTGCAATGCTGTACGCTCTAGCTAATAGCTTGTTTCCGTAAATGTAAAAATCTTCATCATCTTCAACCGTTTGCGGCAAAGCATTGTAGATTTGAGTTAAAATTGATATAGCGTTTGTGCTGTTTAAGAACGTTACACTACCTGTTGATGCATCATAGGTGTTTGCAAATGCAGTTGTATTAACAGCAATTGAAAAAGTTGTACCATCAATAACTGTAATAGCATAACTATTTCCGTTTAATGTTTCAAAATCAGTACCCGCGCCATCAGTTGCAACCCCTGTGAATGTAACCTTATCGCCTGTTGCTAAATCACTTGTATCTGCTACTGTAATTACTGCTGGATTTGCTTTAGTAATTGCTGAAACTACTAATTTAGCAGTCCCTACTGTTGGTGCTAATTTTTCTACATCAGTTCCAGCTTCCATTAATGGTAACAATCCTGTAATTGAATTAGACCCTTCTACTGTAACTTTACTTAAATTTGAATTTGCCCATCCTGAACCATTCCAAATTGATGCATCTACAAACGCGCCATTCAATTGACCCATTTTGTCTATGATAACATCTTCAATGTTTGCAGTTGGAACAAAATCACCACCTCTACCTCTTGGTTGTTGAGATGCTGTCCACCAATCATTTAAAACTGAATAGTCGATGCTCTCGTTTATTGCTTTTGGCTTAGGGTCTAAGTATTTTTCGCCTAAATTAGTAGCACCTGTTTTGTTTGTTACAAATTCTGCTACACTATCTATAACAGTAATCTCTTTATCTGCTGTTGGTATTACTTGTCTTTTGTCTATATTTGTGTGAGGTTTAATCAAACCTTTTTCAATAGTTTGACCTCTTAGCACTGATTGTGCTATTACATCACTAAGTGCTTCGCCTGCGTACGTATTTGGATTTATATTTAATGCCATTTTTTTATTTTTTAGTTTTTATGAAATGTTTTATGTGCTTCTGCTAATACTTTCCATCTTGGAGTATTTGCAGTTATTTTATTTTCTGCTTTTGGTTTTGGACTTGCCGTTTTTTTAGCATCGTCTTTTTTTAAGTTTTCGATTTCTTTGTTTTTG